ATTTTAATTGTGATGTCATCCAAGAAACGACAGGTGTTTTGAAAACATATTTTCCTTGCATTTCTGGATTATCATAATCTTCGATATGAAAGTTATCGGTTAACTCAGCACGTCCTGTAATTTTAAACACCCTATTGATGTTTGTCAATGACAGATTTCTAATAACATCTAAAGCAACAATCATAATGTAACACTCACCTGGACTTTTTAAGCCTTTTGTTGCTAAATCGATTGCAAGAGTATGATTGGATAAAGATATAAAATAATCTACTTCTTTTCTTAAACGTTCAATCTTGTAGTCTTCTAGTTCAGGTGATGAATCCAATAAAAGAATGATTGAACCTGGAGCTTTATGTTTAATAGATTGGATTGTTTTGAGTGTTTGTTGATATCTGATTTCAAAATCAATAATACCAATCTTAGGTCGCAAGATTGATGTAATAACAAAAATATTCATAATTATCCACGAGTCAATTTTAATATTTTATTTAGTTGACCTTCAATGATTGGTTTACGATTAGGCCAATAGATATATTCTTTATCTGATGTAGCGTATAGTTTTTGCAAGAATGGAATTATTAACTTTTCAACTTCATGTAACCTGGTTTTATAATCATCAGCTGTTTCGGCCGTTTTATTGATAACCGAATTGTAATCTTCTTCTGATACTGCTGAAAAACCAAAATCATCATCTAATGTTTCATATTGTTTTAATATGTTTTGTGCGTCTAATGAGAGTGCCATGTTTATATTCCTTATGTTATCTAATTATCTGAATATCTTTTCCAGATGTCCAGATTTCTAATTCTTTTCTTAATCGACCTTCTGATTTTAAAGTTTCATAACGATTGGCCGCTTTACTTTTCCACCAAGCTATGATGTTTTCTAAATTATGTTTTTCATAATTCTCACCTGGAATTAAGGTATCTGTTAAATTGCCAACAAATTCGGTTGTATTTTTAAAACCATAATCCGAAATATAATATCTTTTCTTTTCTGTTAAAGCTTTGGCATTTTCAATTGTTTTATTGAAATCATCACCTTCTGGTGTTCCCTTTAGTGTAGCTTTAGTTAAAGCAATCATTTTAGTGAATGTTCTTAATTTGCGACTTGTGGTTGATTCCTCGCCTTCCAATAAGTCACCATATCTATCTTCAAGGTACTTTTTCAAACTCCAATATCTTTCACCATGCATCATTGGAACAAAATCAGAATCCGTCAAACCCTTAAATCGTATATATGGTTTCATGCCGTCATATTGTGATACTGTTTTACTACTTCCATATAAACTGGTAGTTTCAAACAAACACATATTCATATTATATTTTTTATTACAGATTTGTCTAACTTCATGTGAGGCACAAATCGCTGATAATAATTTACCACCAAGATAGTTGAATCCAAACGGTTGGGCAGGTACAATAACAAAACCCATCATAGTTGCTTCGTTAAATCGTTTGGACCCTTCCGATGTTTGTGAGAATACATGTCCAATGTATTCATTACGTGGACGCATGTATATGACAGGAGAACCTAAACGAATAAACCCTAAAACTTTATTTGTTTTCTTTTCACGGACAGCCAATTGAATATTGCGACCAACTGGAGCTTTATTGATATGTGAAGACGTAATCTTCATTAGCGTCTCCCACTGTTCACCCGGTATTTCACACACCTCAATATCCATATCATTTGGGTGCATATCAAAATCTGAAAACAAATCGTCTTCAATAGGGAATAAAGTGGCCGGCATATCCTCTAGTGATTTTAATTTCTCATCACGCATGTATTGTTCAATGTTATCAAAATTATCAAAATAATCTTTAAACGCTTTTAAACAATAAAGGCCATCTTCTCTGGTTATTTCCATGTTAAATAATCACTATATAAATTTTGTTCAAGTTCATAGGCTTCAACTTCCCATTCTTCATTATCAGTAGCCACACCTTTCCAATAATGTATTCTACCCTCATTAGTCAGTTGCTTCCTAAGGAACTGCCTGGCATGCACCAATTCATGCGCCAGTGTTATTAATAACTCTTCTTCACTTAGTTTTTTATTAAGTGATATTGTTATTTCAGGTTCATTAAAATCATGATTGAAAGCACAATGGCCTGAAATAGCCATTCGACAAACATGAATATAGATATCTAAAGGTATTGTCTTCTTATAGATATTTAGCCGTTTTAAATAGAAGTAGCAAGCCTCTTTAAGAAGTTCTATCTTCTTTGTGCCGGCTACTTCTACGTAAATCATACTTTGAAACCCGTAAACTTACTTTTTCTTTCGTTGTTGCCAAAAGTATTTACAGGTTTATCTTGTCCCGAATCCGTTAAACTTTGTGCTGATTGTTCAACATCAAACAATTTCATTTTAGCACGGTCAACTCCCAAGACAAATCGTTTGTAATGTGTTGGGTCGGAATATCGGTTTTTTAATTGTTTAACCATGATTTGGCCAAGTTCTTCTAATTCTTCTGAAGAAACCAAAGCAAACATCAAGTCGGCCGTAGCGGGAAGACCAAAAGATTCAGATGTATCTTCAAGGCCTGGATCCGAACTTGTAAAACCACTTCGAGTAGTCTGTGTAGCAGATACAATCGGCACATTAAATTCCACGGCCAATCCACGAATTTCTTCAGCTATAGATTTAACATAGGTGTATGAATTGACATTTGAACCAACTTTAAGCCTAGATGAAGCACAGATGTTTAGATAATCAATAAAGATAATATCGGGAATGAAATTACGTTTGAGGTTAAGTTCATTCAATAAAGCTCTAAAGTGTGTTACTGAGGCTGCAGCTGTTGGATATTCTTTAATAATCAATTTACCCGTGGTCATTTCTTTAACCCGAGCAACCTTCTTATCATACAAGTCTTTAGGTAAAGATATCAAGTCATCCAAATTGGTATTAAGTAGATTAGCATCTATACGTTCAGCAATCTTTTCTTCAGCCATTTCCAACGTGATATACAATACGTTTTTGCCTTGTACCATGGCACCAGCAGCCACATGACACATAAAAAGACTCTTACCAACACCCGTTCCAGCCAACGCAATATTGAGGGTCTTCGCTGGTAAACCGCCCTTAGTGATTTTGTTAAAATAGTCCAAGTCAAAGGGAATTCGTTCTTCTTTACGATGATAAAAATCATAACGACTGTCGGAATCCTGTAAATAATCATGACCTACATTGGTGTCAAAGGTGACAGCCAGAGCATCAGATAGAATTTTAGGGATTGCACCTTTATCATTTTGATTTTTATCTTTGCCATCTAGAATATGAATTGAGTCTAAAACCGCATTATATACGGCTTTCTCTTGGCAGAATTTCTCAGTGACATCAATTAGCCAATCTATTTTAGATATGTCTTCTTTATTGGAATTAACAACTTGAAGGTAATCAACAACTCGCTTTACCTCCTCTTCTTGTAAACCATTTGTCTCTTTTACGGACAAAACAAGAGCCTCATACGATGGAAGTGAATTATATTTTAATATAAAATCATTAACTTCTTTATGTATCAACCTCTCCGTTTTATCGGAGAAGTATTCAGGCTTTACAAATGGCAGTACTTTTCTGGAGAAATCTTCATTAAATATCAGATTTTTTAATATCGTTGTTTCAATTCGCATAACATTTCCATATAAATAAATGTAGGTCACGATGCGCTAACATCTACCTACTCTATGTCTTATACCTTAACACAAGGACACAGCTCATGTCAAGTATATATTCAATCTATAAAGCCACTAATACCATTAATGGTAAAGTTTACATTGGGTTCGACTCCAATTGGCCAAACAGAAAAAGAATCCATAAATCAAACTCATCCAAAAAAGACTATCATTTTTATCGTGCTATTAGAAAACACGGTTGGGATAACTTCCAATGGGAAATAATTTATCAATCTAAAGATAAATTACATTGTAAAGATGTAATGGAACCGTATTTTATCAAATTATTCGACACGTTTACTGTTGGTTATAATAAAACTATGGGAGGTGAAGGTGTATTTGGTTTACAAAGAATACAATCTCCAGAAGAAAAGCAAAAAAGAAGTTTGCTAATGAGAGGAAACAATCACGGTTCCGGCAACAAAAACAAACCTCTTTCTAAAGAGAGAAAACAAAAATTAAGTGATATTAAAAAATCAGTTATTCTAACTTGTCCACATTGTAATAAAACAGGTGGTGCAGGGATGACTAGATGGCATTTTAATAATTGTCGTTATTCTCCGTCTTTAACCACATTCTCATCAATATAACTCTCTTCAACGTCTAATTGGCTGGTGATAATCGTTGTCAACAAATCACCAATATAATTTCTAAACTCTATCTTTTTTTCGAGTTTCTTAATAGGTGATTGTATCACATCAAAGTTGAACTGTAAATAGGCATTACCATCTTTTTCTTCAATACCTACTTTACCATATTTAAAAACAGTGT